ACGACTTTTGGGGTCGATCAACGTGTGAAGATGTACTTGATAATTCGCGCATCATCAATCGTACGGCGCAAACGGCGGCAATTTTGGCAACGCTACACCAGAACCCTCAAAAAGTTATTTGGAAAGAATCAGGAATTAACGCACAAGAACTAGCGAAAACAGGAAATTTGCCAGGTAAGACTATGACAAGTAACGTCCCTGCAAATCAAGCGGTAAATTACATCAACCCACCTGAGATTTCACGAAGTCTTTTCGAAATCGAAGAGCGTTTGAAAAACGATATGCGTGAGATTGTTGGTGTAACCGAAGCGTACACAGGACAATCAGTAGGCAGTCTAACTACATCAACAGGGGTCAACTCGTTGATCGAACGTTCATCCGTTCGCGATAAAGATAAGATGGTTCAGATTGACGGTTTCGTAGAACGCATTAGTTACTTGATTGCACTTAACATCATGTACGGTTGGGATCGCGCTCGTCCGATTATGACGATTCAACCAAACGGAAAACCGCGTTACGATGTGTATGAACCTGTCGATCCGCTTACAGCAGATAACTTGGAGCTTCGTGTTCGTTCAAATGTTTATGCTCGCGCACCGATTACAGAAGCATCAAAGCGTCAGCAAGCAGATAAGTTGATGCAGATGCAAGGACAGTTTCAATTTAATCCACCAATCATCACACCAGAAGAATGGCTTCGATTCCAAGACTTCGACATTCAAGACGATATCATGCGCCGAATGGAAGAAGATCGTAAGAAAATGGAGCAACAGCAACTTGAACAAAAAGCAGGAACAGCAGTTCAGTTAGGTATGCAAGCAGCACAAATGCTTGCACAAGGTATGCCGCCTGAACAAGTGCAGCAACAAATTGCACAAATGGTTCAACAGCAAGAGCAACAAGGACAAGGACAACAACCAAACGCACCTGAACAAGCAGTTCCGCAGGGAACAACCGATGCTTTAGCTATGCAAGCAATGGCACAAGGAATGTAGGAGGGTTGAACATGGCAAAAGCAAAAACGGCGGCATGGCAACGTAAAGAAGGGCAAGACCCAAAAGGTGGACTTAATGCAAAGGGACGTGCTAGTTATAACAAGGAAACAGGCGGTAACTTGAAACCACCTGCTCCCAATCCGAAAACCAAAGAAGATGCAGCTCGAAGAAAAAGTTATTGCGCTCGTTCGGCAGGTCAAGCTAAAATGTTTCCAGAAGCGGCAAAAGACCCTAACAGCCGACTAAGCAAAGCGCGGAAAGCGTGGAACTGCTGATGCCACTTAAAGGAGGTAAGAAGAAATGAAAAAAGGTACAGGTATGGGTATGGGCAAAGGTTACGAGAAGATGGAAAAAATGATGGGCAAGAAAGATGTTGAGAAAAAGGGCATGAAAGAAGGCTCGAAAGGCGACATGAAAAAAGACATTACAATTATGATGGGCGTTAAGATGGGTAAAGCACCTGCAAAAGGCGGTAAAAAGAAATGAAGAAAAAAGGCGGCAAAGGTGGACGTAAGTGCTAATGTCTGCTAAGATGTAAGTACCTTTTGTTTTTGGTAGTTTCCTGTTCTCTTTTATAGACACTATGCCTACGGCATGGTGTCTTTTTATGTTGACAGAAAATTGTGTATGCGGTATCTTATTATGGACGGGTGACTCCGCAAAAAGTCGTGTACGGAAAACTTCGCTACCCAAGCGCAAAAAGGGAAAGGTGGAAATTACATGAGCATCGAAAAATGGTTAGAACAGTACGGTTCAGATGATACTTTAGATTCCGAAGGCAATCTTGTAGACGAACAAGAAGCGGAGGAAATCGAAGAAGAAGTTGAGCCAGAAGTTGAAGTCGAAGCCGATGAAGATGATGCTGACTATGTTGATGAAGATGAAGTTGTTGAAGAACAGCCGAAACCGAAACAGAGTCGTGAAGAAAATGCTCGCTTTGCTGAAATGCGCAGACAGCAACAGATTGAGCAACAACTTCAAGAGAAACTAAAACAATCGAAGGAATACCAAACAACTCAGCTTTTATCTGAAATGTACGGTGTTCCGCAAGAAGAATTGTACGATAAATTGTATGAAGCAAAGCTAGAAAAAGAAGCGCAAGCGAAGAATGTTCCAGTCGAGTATCTTCGTGAGCGTGAAGAACTTCGAAAGCAACAGCAAACACTTCAAGATCAATTGCACACACTGATGTTTACGCAATGGCAAGCGCGTGTGGAGCAAGAAAAATCTAGTTTGAAAGCGCAGTTCGGAATGCTTTCAGATGATGATCTTAANNTAAACGAATTAAAGCGCACCGACCTTCCTTTAGAGAATGCTGTGTTTGCGCTTCATGGTGCAAAGATTCTTGGAGGTTTGAAAAATACAGCAAAGAACGAGGCTCTTGCTGAAGTGTCTGGACGGAAGAAAGCTCCACTCCCCACGAAAAGCGGAAGTAGACCTGGTGAATCTGTATTGTTGTCTGACGAAGAACGATACATTGCGAAGAAATTTGGACTGACAGATAAAGAATACTCTAAATGGAAAGAAGGGAATTAAAATGGCATTTTCTTATGCTTATAGCTTAGGTAACTCCGACGCTCCTGTAACGCAAGATTTCGCAATTACTTCGGGAACTCCTGCACTAGGCGATTGCGTAGTTATTGCATCTGGCGGTACTGGCGCAAAAGTAAACAACACAACTGTTGTTGCTTCAAAAGTTGGTGTATGTGTTGGTCAAAACTTCTTGGGTCTTGCAACAAGTGGTGTGAATGCGGCAACAACTACTTCAACTTACAACCCATCGGCACTTGCTTACATCATCGTTGACCCAAGTGCGGTTTACCGTATTCCGTGGGCGGCTAGTGCAACTGCGGCAGTTATCGGAAACACATACTTGTTGAGTTCCGCAACTGACCAAACTTTGTCTTTGACTGCTGGTGGTTCAACTTATGTTCCATTCGTTTTAGTTGATTCCGATACAGAAGCATATCCAGGCGCGGCTTTTGGCTACGCATACGTAACGATTCCAAGTGCAAACCGCGTGGTTCCTGCATAATAAAAGGGAGGGAATAAACAATGGCTATTCAACAAGGTAACTATGGTCGTTTGCTCGAACCAGGTTTACGTAAGATTTTCTTCGAAACATACCAAGAGAAACCAGAACAATTTTCACAAGTGTTCAAGGTGCAAGCATCTGATAAAGCAATTGAAACTGATTTCCGTATGGGCGGTTTCGGATTGTTTGAACCAAAAGATACAATGGGTTCTGTAAAATACCAAGACCCAGCAGGTACAAAAGCATTGCAATACATCCATGAAGAATTTGCTTCTGGTTATATTGTCGAGCGTAAAATGATTGATGATGAGCAATACAACACAATCAACAAAATGTCTGCATCCCTTGCTCGTGCAGCTCGCGCGACTGTTGAAACAAAAGCGGCTGAAGTTTTGAACAACGCTTTTACAGTAAACGGTTTTGACGGTGTTCCTTTGATTTCAACTTCCCACGTTCGTTTAGATGGCGGTTCGCTTTCCAATCGTTTGGCAACTGCTTACGGTGCGGCGGCGGCTGATGGTGCTTTATCTGACCGTAACTTGAAAGCGGCTTTAATCCAAGCTCGCGCACAAGTGGATGATCGCGGTATCTTGATTCAATGCCAACCTTCCGTATTGGTTGTTCCTCCTGCATTGGAGTACACAGCTCGTACATTAGTTGGTGGAACAAACCTGGCGGTACGACTGACGCAACAACTGCTAAAAACACATTGCCTGGTTTAAAAATCATTGTTATGGACTACCTTACTTCCGCAACGAACTGGTTCATCATGGATCCAACAATTGCACAATTGAACTTCTTCTGGCGTAAAAAGTTAGAGTTCAAAAACATGGAAGATTTCGACACAATGCAAGCGAAGTACCGTGCATACATGCGCTTTAGCGCAGGATACTCAGACTTCCGTGGAATTGTTGGAAGTTTAGGAACTGGTACTGCTTAATTAGAATAATTTTAATATGTAGACCCCTCCCTCTATATTGGTGAGGGGTCTATTTGATAAGAGGGATACTATGCAAAAACCAGAAATCCTTACTCGTGAAGATTCATTATTTCATTACTACTTCACACAGTTAATTGAAGAACAGAAAAAGACCAACAAACTCTTATCAGAGTTGTTAGGTAAGGAGGTTACAGAAGATGTCACACTCGGTATTTCTAAAACCAGACGAGAACGGAAATTGGGGTAAAGTCGGCTCTGATGCAACAGGTAATATGTCCGAAGAATTGGTTTTTCAAAACGGTGCAACCGCTTTAGGTAACGGAACGGTTCAAGATGTAGGTGGATATAGTGTTTTAATGATTCGCGTTACAATTAGTGCAACAGCAACAGTAAGTTTTGAGACTTCCGTTGATGGAACAAACTATAATGCAATTACAGGTATGGTAGGAAGCACAGCAACAGGATCAAACACATCTGTAACTAACGACTATCGCTTTAACATTGGTGGCGTAAAGTGGTTTCGTGCACGAATTTCGTCATACACGAGCGGAACTGTTGACGTTGTTGGTTATGCTTCGTCGAGTGGATTAAT